AAGTAAATATATATAGACATATATTATTAGTGTGATATGATGATTAGTTTATTATAATAAAGAAAGGAGTCATATCATGAAATTAGTAGAGGTATTAAAAACATTAGCTCCGAAATTGGAAGGTAACATGAAGGTTACCAAAACAGATTATTCTTCATATGAAGTTAAGTGCTATGGAGAAGATGCTGGTGGGGATTATATTACATTGACTGCTAAAGTAGAAGGTGACATTAGCGAAATCAATTTCGATATCTTTTATTTAAAGGTATCAAATGGAGTAGAAGAAGAAGATTTACATTCTAAAGAAATCTTAGAGTTCTTCTGCGATGGATCAGTAGATCCAACTGGTGTGGAAGATTTAGAGATCGGTCATTCGATGATCTTTGAATTATTCTAAGAAAAATCCCCTAGGAGAATCAATCTCCTAGGGGGTATTTATTTTTTTTTGTTTATTTGCGTCGTAGTTCCATATCAGGATAGTTGATATAGATACGATTATAGTCTCTTCTTAGAGTTTCACGCTTAGCTAACTCTTCTCTTAGCTTAACATATTTAGCTTGTAAGATAGCATATTTAGATCTAAGCTTTTCATCTAGATCGTCTTCAGATAAGACACCATCAATGATAGATAAACGTGTATTAATAGAATGCAATAATAGCAATGCATCGTTTTCTTCATCAATATTACGTAAACGTATTTGGAATTCAAAGAGATCATTTTCATAATCTTTGATAGCACTATATTTGAAAGAATTCGTTGTGTCCCTATATTGTTTTCTAGCCCAATCGATTGGACCAGCTTCTAATAGAGAATTGTCATCGATTCGGGATAGTGCTGTAATAACACGTTCGATCTCACGCTTAACTAGACGAATAGCAGTGTAAGACATTGCTTTACGTAAGCCTTTGATTGTAATGATACGATTAGATAATACATCATTATATACAGATAGACACCATGCAATAATAGTAGATATATCTCTAGGACCACTATTTGTATAATTGATATATCCAGAGTTCTTTAATTTTTTGATAGCAATTTCAAGATCCATGCCAAAGCCACAGCCAATTAAGAAGTCATCAGCTAGTAATAGGTCATGGTCTTTAAACATAACGGAAGTAATTTTCCAAAGTAGATCTTTAAATCCGAATGCTAATAATGCAGCATAGTTTACTGTATTAGCTCTACGGATAACACTATTAGTTTTATCTAAGTATACATCGATTTCTGCTTTAGCAATATCGATAGGAGAAGATGTATTAACTAATGCACCGATATCATGTAGAATCAATGCTAAGATCTCTCTATTGGATAAGTCTAATATAGGATTGAATAGTTTAAAGTCAATCTCTACATAGTACTTATTTACTTTAGCTTTAGAATCATCACTATTATATTCAAATGCATCATTTAAAAGAATATCATAGATATCATTATCTTTAATCACTGGCATTACACAGATACCAAAGAATGGTGTATCTGTATTCTTAGAAAGCAATACTGTATTACAAGTACTCCCAGTAAAGAAAGAGTTAAGCTCATGATTCAACTGTCTTAGAAGATCTGGGTCTTGATTTGTACGAAGCTGCTCAATAATATCTAAGCAATCGCCGAAATCATAATTGTTCATATTAGAACTCCCTTCTTGAAAGTAAAGGAAAATGCCTAGAGCCTATGAAGGCTCTAGGCTAGAATCCTAATTAGTTAAATTATGGTTTTACATATTCAACTTTTTCTGGAGTAGTGATGTCGCCTTTAGCATCGTTTACTTTACTGTAAGCGGAAGCGTTAGGGTAACCACCAGCTGTACCAGAAGCTGTCATAGTATCAGGAATGAATGTAGTGTAATCATTCATCAAGTTACGTCCGATAGGATCAGTGTTTTCATAACGTGTACGAAGACCTGTTGGGTTGATGATTCTTACACGACCTTGTACTGGTTGATAACCTACCAATTTGAAACGTTCGAACGCATGAACTGCTGGCAAGCTAGGGTTTTGTGCGTTACGGATTTCATTGGATAAGTACAATTGATAATCGTAAATGCAATAGATAATACGATCAGAATTACGAGGGTTTAACAAGATGATCAAGTTTTGGTTATTGCGTAGTTTATCAGAGCTTACGAAGTTGTAAACACGTTTGTCGGAAGTTACAACTGTACGAGTGAAGTCCAATTCTACAGGACCAATGGAACTTGGAGCTTGGTAAGTATAAGTAGTTGGTGTAATTTTGCGAATGATCGCAGGGTTACCAATTACAGAAATTGTGATGTTAGGGTCATTCAATACTTGGATCATATATTGAGCGTAGTTGTCCAAAGCATCCATGAATGTTTTGTGACGGTATTCTACTTGATCCAATGCATAACCTTCTGGTGGAGCGAAGTCAAATACTTCAGCTAAACGGTTAGCTTCTGGCATACGTAAGAAGGATTCATCCAATTCAGCATGAATTTTATCATCTTTGAAGTTACCAAGAGCTGTTTTGAACAAGGAAAGGATATTAGTCAATTGATCTTCATTATAAAGAGCTTGAATATCTTTTACTTCTTCAGGGCTGATTGTAGTATTGATTGGGTAAGCATCAGGAATTTCAACGATGTTAGTTTGGGAATCCCATTTAACGCTTACAGTGTTGTGCATAGCGGAACTTGTTTCACGACGAACTGCTAATACTACTTTTTTAATTGTAGCGTCGGAGCAGTACAACATGAATTGGTTATTTTTGAAGAAACCAGCTAAATGACCAGAGATAGTTTTAGGAGTACCTGCAGTTTGTTCAACAGTTACAGAGAAAGCAGTCATCATTTGACGATCGATTTCACCATAGCCTGGTTCGAAGCGGCATTCTTGAATAGGTACTGCAACGTCGATAGCTGTACCAGCAGTAATTTCAGCAGCTGTTACAGGTTCAACAGCATCACCAGTAGCATTAGGTTTCATGTAACCAGCTTTTGGAATAGCATTAACTACGATATGAGTTACTGCAGATTCGATAGAGAAGTTATCGATATTTTGGATCAAACCTTGAGGACCAAATACTGCTTTACGGATTTTGTCTTGAGCACCTGTGTCAGTTGGAGCCAAAGGAAGATCTACCAACAAATGATGAGTTGGAGCTGTCGCAAGAATAGCACCAAACATTTTATTTTGTTCAGTGAACATATCGATTTCACGACCATCTGGAGTAACCATTTTGCGGATCTTCATAGTCAATGTGAATTTAGGAGTTTTAGCAACGGCTTTGTTGATAGCACCTTTATCGAATACGTTGTTCATCAAAAGGTTTTTGTGCAATGGGAATACTAAGCCCATAACTGGGTTGTATGCACCAAGAGTTGCACTTTCCAATAATTTGGAACGGTCATTTTCGTATTGAGCTTCCATCATAGCCATATGGTCTTGATAACCACCTGGGTTACCTAGAGCTTGGTATTCTTCCATATCAGCGGATTCAGATACGAAGAAGTCACGCATAGTTTCATTGGATTCAGGAGACATCATTACACGGCTCATTTCTGTATAGAATTCAGCACCTGTCTCTTGACGGATATTTTCTGCCATTTCACGAATAGCAGAAGCATATTGACGAGTACTGGAAGTGTTATAACCACGACCAAATACCACGTTGTCTTGTTTAGATTCACCTACAACTGGCATAATCTTTCTCCTTTCGAGATTATAAATTTATTTTTTGTATTTTGATTATATTAGGTATCTATAGGGACACCAAAATATTTACTATATTGTTATACTGCACAAGAGTATACAGTTTACTTTTTCATAGGTTCTTTAGGGGCTAAAGTACTCATTAATTCATTCAATCTATCTAGAACCCAAAGACAATAATAGAAGTCTGATTTGTTTTCAATATAAGATTTAGTATTAAATGTCTTAGTAATATAATAAGAGATCATATCAGATAGCTTATCTAGTGACTTAGATACCTTAGTGATAACTTTCATATTATCAGAGTTCTTCTTAACGTAATCTACTTTCTCTTTGAAAGCTAAGGTTACATTATAAAGTTCAATGAATCTATCTTTTAACTCTTTAGTACGGATAGCTTTTTGTTCATCAGAAAGGTCTTCAAAGATTTCATTTTCAATACCTTCGATTTCTCCTTCAGAACCACCATCGCTAGAATCTCCAGAATCACCACCATCAGATCCATCTTCAGAGTCTCCAGCGTCAGGTGTATCATCACCGCCGTCTCCTCCATCACTTAGATCGTCAGGTTCCATATCCCCATCATCACCACCAGCGTCAGAGCCACCATCATCTCCTCCGCTTAGGTCATCAGGTTCCATATCTCCATCGTCTCCACCTGCATCTGGAGTATCATCTCCATCATCATCAGGTGTATCCATATCTGGTTCTTCAGGTTGTCCATCATCACCATCATCTGGAGCTCCATCTTCTAAATCTTCTGGAGCATCGTCAGGATTATCATCACCACCAGCTAATGGATCATCATCACCTGCATCTGGAGTATCATCTCCTCCATCATCAGGTGCATCCATATCAGGTTCTTCAGGTTGATCATCTGGATCGTCTCCTGGTTCATCATCAGCTGGATCATCACCACCACTTAGATCTTCAGGATCTTCATCAGTACCATCACCATCCGCATCAGGATCACCAGCTCCTAAATCTTCAGGAGCATCATCTGCATTATCATCATTAGATTGAAGAGGATCTCCCCCATCTCCTGCTGGAGGTGGAGGTGTTTCTTCTTTTTTATCATCAGACTTCTTATCGTCTTCTTTTTTGCCCTCTTTATTATCTTCTTTTTTCTTTTTATCGTCATCTGCTTCCATATAGATGACTTGCTCTTTGAGCTCTGCTAGGAAATCATTAAGACTCATTATATATCTCCTTATTAATCATCATCTCTACCTTTACTAGGTAGGGCTTCACCATGTTTAAATGCCATATTATACATGAGTCTAGCTTTTTGACTTTCAAGTTTCTTCTTAATCTTAAGAAGTTCTCTTTGTTTTTCTAGACTACCATCATCTTCAGCTTTCTTTAGATAACGGTTAGTCATTTCTAATTCCAATTCAATTTCTTCTAAAACTTTACGACGTTCTTTAGATTGAGTATCCATAGATAGTCCAAGATAACCTAAGACTACAATTACAGAAATAGCTGGATTGATTAGGTAGCCTACACCAGCAGCAATAGCTAGTTTAACAATACGACTTGCTTTAGGTAAGATCTTACCAGCAATAACTGCTTCTCTATTTTCAGACTCTAAATCTTTAGTATTAATTACACCCTTAAGTTGATCCATTTGAGCATCGAATTGTCTACTTACATTAGAGATATCAGAAGATACATCACTAATTTTAGCTTTAACTTTTTCAGATGCCATAGAAATAGTATTAATGATATTCATTTCTTTTAAAGTAGTAGGATAGTGAGTGAAATCATATAATAGATTAGCACAAGCTTCTTGTACTTTAGTTTGAATAATAGCTTCATCTAAAGAACCATCACTATATTCTTCTGGTTCAGATTCATTAAGCTTTTCAATATTATCTTTAATACAATCAATCTTTTGATAATCTTTAAGATCCTTATGACGTTTACGTCTAGCAGTCTTAAGTTTTTCTTTTAAGATATGATCAAACTTACTGTGAGGAATAATAGATGCTTCCATATTAGCTAATTGAGTAATACCATCTATATCGTCTAAAGAGTATCTATCAAATGATTCACTAATAAGAGATGGAATATCTTTCTCAGATAAAGATCTCATAGATTCAAATAAGATATCTAGTTTAGCTGGTAGAGTATATAGGTTACTTTCTTCAATAGATTCATCAATATTATCTATTAAGAGTCTCATTCTTTCTACAACATCTTTATCAATCTTATTAGCATACTTTTCATATGTAGTAAGTAAAGACCTAATCAATAAAGGTTTTATCTTTAGAGTGCAGCAAGAAAGTAATGCTTCATTGATTTTAACTAATGTAATATAGTATTGAGTGGTATCATTATTGATCATACTCAAAGTATCGAAGATCATATCCATATTATAGATATAGGTTTCAATACCTACTTCATTTGGAAGCACTTCAATAAGCTTAACAAAGTTATCATGAGTTGGATCGAATTTGAATTTAGCAATATATGCTTCCATCTTACCATCTCGTAAATCAATAACTTCATCAAGATCCATATCTTTAGGTTTATTAACTTTATCTACAATCTTAGCAATATCACTAGATCCAAATGGATTATAGTTAGCCATATCAGTTAGAGTAGATTCTAATGCTTCAGCATATTTGAATTTATCTTCAGCATTAACCAAGAAGTAATCTGCTGCTGCTTCCATAATACCAATAGTGTCATATGGACAAGCATTCTTACTTAAGACAAAAAGATAGTTTTCTGTAGCTACTTTGAACTTACTAATGGCTGGCATATCATAAGTATCAATTAGCTTACAGATTGTTGTAGTTTCTTTGACTGCATCTTTTTTAGTTAATACGTTTTCGATTACAATCTTATCGAAATCAAAACGTCTACTGATCTTATCATAGTTTTTAATAATACGATCATAAGTTACATTCTCACATGCAACCTTATACATCATATTTAAAGTTTCTTGTTGAGCAGCTTGCCCTTCTCCTCCCTCAGAACCACCAGCTGATGGAACTAAAGAAGCAATATTACCAGCAGCTTTCTTAAGTTGATCTTTAACATCACTATGGATTTTTTCAACAGCATTAGCTACTTTGTTTTTAACTCTACCTTTATGGAGAGCCATCTTACGTTGAAGATAGTTTTTGAATTGATTAGCATCACGTACTTTAGTGATGGACTCTAATACTTTCTGACGATGCTTGTTGACTACTACTGGATCATTATCTTTATATAATTCCAATAATAAGTCTACAGATTTCATGATCGCAGTATCAATATTAGAATCTAACTCTAATATGTGTTTAAATACAGTATCAGCTTGAGTCATATTATGATTCTCTGATACGATACTATATAGACCGGCATAATCATCCGAAGTCTTACGTATCTTATTCAATTCGAGTTGCCGTTTTCTAATATTCGTAATCATTTACGCATTTCTCCTTTTGTCTAAGACTTATGTTTATTATTAATAAGTTCAAATATTAAACATTATATTCAGCTAAAACTGGGGTTGATTAACATAAATGTAATACTATATTATTTAATCTTGGAGGGTAAAATGAATATTCCATTTATTATACATGAAGCTCCAATGACGGTTGGTGAATCTAGACTTGTTGAAAGTATCAACAACAAACCTGTTGCTGAAGGTATCCTTCAGGATGGTGATACAATTAATCGTAACCGCCGTTGTTATGCAACATCTGATCTTAAAGCTCAAATTGCGTGTGAGCGTACACAAGAACTTATCCGTACTGGTAATATGAAAGGTGAACAAGGTCACCCTATGAGTGATAAAGTTGAACGTCAATCTACAATTGATCCAGCTATGGTAGTAGTTAAATATCTTGATATCAAAGTTGAAGGTAACTTAGTTCTTGGTCGTTATACTGGTACAAATAACCAAGCTGGTCGTGACTTCAATGAAGATCTTTTAGATGGTGAAAAACCAAGCTTCAGTCTTCGTGCATTAGGTGCATTAGAAAATGTTGGTGGTAAAAACTATGTAAAGAACTTAAAGATTATTACATGGGATCGTGTAATCTATCCATCTCATAAACGTGCATATACTACAGGTTTAATTAAAGAATCTGCTAGTATGGAAGACAACAATGAAGTTGTAGTTAAAGAAGGCTATGAAGGTCGTATTATTCCAATCAATAACCCAGCAGTAATCAGCTACATCCAATCTGAATCTGCAAATGTAGATTTAATCTCTGATGTAATGGAATTTAGTAAACGTGGTATGACTGTATTAGAAAACGGTGATGTACGTTTATTTGATGAAAGTGGTGCATCTTTGATTATGTCTCCTGAAAAATATATCAAAGATGAAATCATGGAATGGGCTAAAAACCAATATTAAGAAAAAAAAATAAAACAACCCAAGGAGTCTAAGCTCCTTGGGTAATTTTTATTACTAATTTAGAATTACCATATTCTAAATACTCAACTGTATATTGTTTATCATTTAATAGACGTTCACCTAGATCATTAAGATTTCTAGAGTTAATATAAGATCTGTTTTCACATACCATGAAACTATAATGAGTCTTCAATCTATCAATATATTGAATCTCAATATTATTATTACTAAACTCTCTAAACTTTTTACCTAGCATATATTCTAGTTTAGCCATAACTATAGCTATTGGATATTTAGGAGTATATATTACATTAGTTAAGTTAGCTAATCTAGCTTGATATACTTCTGGTATTACAACTAATCCAAGAGATCTAATATATTGGATATTATCTAATATCCATTGACAAGATTGTTTAACACATTTGAGTTCAACTTCTTCTCTATATCCATTATTGAATTTGATATACTTATAATCAATCAATTGGTCTACATGAGTTAATTCATGGATAATAATTTCCAATGCTAAGTTTCTAATTTGGTCTGTATCAATAAATCCTTGTCTTTCTACTGTATCAGCAAAAGCTTCTAAACTTACATAAATACAACCATATGGTGTAGTTCTAGCTATATTAGTTTTAGTATCTAAATATCCAGATACAAAGTTTAATCTTGTATAAGGATCTAGTGTATTTACCTTTCCATTAAATGTATTATAAACAAATATAAGAGTTTCTTGAGCTAATTCTATTATGTCAAATCTGTTCATATCTTTCCTCCTCAACATAATAATATATCAATAAAATGTACTTTTTAAAAAGGAGTCTGAAATTATGTTTAATAGAATGACAGACGTTGTTAATAAAATAGAGAGACGTTTAGGTACAGCTCCTTTGAACTTACCTGAAGAACTCCAAAAAGAACACTGGGCTGACAAAGTAATCAAACCAGATACATTAACTACATTTAGTCGTTTCTTTCCTCATATGGTTAAAGTACAACTTAAACCAGAAGATAAGAAAGATGGCTACTACTTATTAGATCGTCAAATACCAGATAACTATGAGATTCTTGGTGTAAAAGATATCTTATGGTCTGATACTAATAATGAAACAGCTGGTCTACAACAATATTCTGGGTATGGTATCTATAATGTATTAGCAAGATCTATGGATACTGATAGTATCATGCTTGCTCAAAACTATGCTGACGTAAGTTCATTATTTAATAACGGTATCTATCTAGATTTCATTCCACCTAATATGGTTAAACTTGAAATGGCTGTTGGTGGTAATACAGATAACTTGCTATCTAATGTCTATATTGGTGTATTCGTTAAGCATCCAGAAAACTTAATGACTATTGAACCGACTAAGATGGAGACATTTGAACAGTTAGCTCAAGCTGATGTAGCTACATTCTTATTTGAATACCTCAAACACTATGATGGTATTGAAACTGTATATGCTAATATTGACTTAAAGTTATCTTCATTAGAATCTCAAGCTCAACGACGTCAAGAGATTATTGAGTTTTTAAGAGATAACTATGTTAACCCAGCTAACACTAACCAACCAATTATGTATACAGTATAAAAAAATAAATAGGAGAAGGAGTTTCAAACTCCTTCTCTATCTTTTACTGTCTTAATACAAATAAACTATTAAGAAGTATATCTTCATAGTCTTCATTAGTTATTTGATGCTCAATAGTAGTTGATCCATCTGGATTAATTCTATATGAAGTATAACTAATATTAGATTGTCTAATTAACTCTCTAGCTCTTTTAATATCCATACTATCACCTCAACATATTCTGTCTATTACTACCAAGAAGTGGAGTCATTGCCATATATCTAGCCATTGCTCCAGCATGTAATACAGGATTATATGTCATAAGGAATCTTCTAAATCCTTTAAGACGAGATACTGGTACATCAAAAGTTAGATCATTATTAAATCTAAATCTCATTGCCTCTGTTAGAGTACCACGATTATCATCAACTAAGACAAATGGAATCAAATCTACTTTATTATTCCATCTATCTTCTAAATGAAGATATCTTACTTTAAGACTATCACATTTAATATCTAATAGATCTCCTGTAGTAGAATATAATCTCTTAAATGGAGACATCTTATTCTCAGGATCACAGATATTTATCGATTCCTCTATAATTGTACATAGATCGTCATAATTATCCCAATCTATTACAATACCAATCTTCTCTCCTCTAGGAGATAATCTCATTTGGTATTTATATCTTAAATTAGTTGTAAGTTTATTAGCTCCTACAACATATTCAGAATGAAAGTTTTCCTTAATCTCAGTATTGATTCTCTTAATTATATTATTAAACGTTACCTCCAGTTTAAATGTAAGATAGTAGTTTAGTTCAAAGATTTGTTCGACTACTTTATTATAATTTTCAAAGTTAGCCAATATATTCACCCCAATCTATTAGTGATTTGTAACGGCTATCTTAAAAAAATAAAACCCCTAGGAGAATGAACTCCTAGGGGAAATTGTATTATTTCTTTGCAGAACTAATCAAATGATGATCTAGATCAATCTTATTCAAATCAGGATAAATATCTGCATAGTACTTTGTAGTACCATTAACTACTGTAGATAAACGGATTACTAAATATTTTTCACGTCCTTGATGACGAATCAATTCATAACGTAATCGTTTGTTTGGATCACATTCTGGGTTGAACTCGGACACAAATTGTGCGAATGCTGCAGCTGCATTTTGATCACTCATTTTATAATTCAATAAACGAACTGCACGGACAACTTTGTCAGTATTAGATTCTTTAATTTTGATGAAAGAATCATAATCTACATAGTTTCCCAAGATATGTTCAGTCTTAGGGAATAATACGTTAACCTTTGTTTCACCTTCAGGTGGTACAGAATTTACTTCAGTCTTAACTTCTTCTTTTGGTTTATTAACCATTTGAGAGAAATTAACTGCAATAGATGTATCTTTGTTTTGTAAAGGTTGTTGGATTGCTTCTTCTGCAGCATCAATAATATCTACAGTTTCAGCACCAATCTCTTCTACTGGTGGAATATCTTTTTCCTCAGTATTAGGTTTTTTACCACAGAATACATAGTCAAATAACTCACCTAATTTTTCTGCAGCTTTCATGTTGATTTCTTGAATGTTTGTAGTTTCCATAATATGTTTCTCCTTTGCTTATAACACTATGGAATAATAAATAGGTGATAGATCATCAAGATCTATCACCTTAATAATATATGGTTATTTATATATTTAGTGTATAAAATATACTGTATTATTTTTCAATACACTATTCCATGTTAGAATTGTGTTTCTATACTTATTGAATAATGGTTTATTATACATCTTTATTTTAGTAAAGTCCATAAGCTGATAGTCTTCAAGGATACATACTAATTTACCTTCACGGAATATATTATTTTTGATATATAAAATATTATCTCCTTTATGATAAGAAGTATATACATCCACTTCTTGATTATAGTTGGCTTTAGATAATGCTAATCCACCATATTTAGTATTACCACTAATCCATTTATCGGCTACATAAGTTTCACCGAATAATTTACCTAATTTTTGAATTTGTTTAAATCTGTATTTAATAGTATTCATATTATAATCTCTCCAAACTTTTACTTAAATTACGAATATATTTATTGACATTCGCTAAAGCATCAGCCATAGATCTTAAGAAGAAATATATTGGTTGCTTTCTTCTAAATAATCTAATTGCTCTTTGCCTCATTCGTCTTCGCTTGTTCATATAGAATCTCTTTCATTCTATTAGAAATATATTCTTTATCTTCTTCTGATAAAGTATTATAAATAAATCTTATAAAACAATCATAATTTTTTGCAAGAATCCTACATTTCTGACGAGTGCGGTTATTTCTATTCATTTTCCTCACCTAATAAAGATGACACTTTAGGATCTTTTAATAACTCTTCTGGAAGATTAATACCAATCAACTTAAGTTTTTCTAATGATTCAGTATTCATTGCTTCTAATTTTTCTAACGTATGTAAACACGTATCGTTATTAGCTTTAGCTTTATTTCTTGGTCTATTATTCATTGTCTTCTCCTTCAGTAATAACTGATAGTATATGAATATTATTAAGATGAACAAGAGCATTATTCATCTTAATAATTTCAGTACAAAATTCTAGAAATGGTTTCCTATAGGATTTCATTTTAGAATTATAACAAGCTAATCTTATTAGATCAGGTAAAGTTGTATTAGCTATAAGATTTTCATTAAGTTGCTTAATTCTATCAGTGAATGTTTTAGTTATAACTATACCTTCATTAGTAATAATACTATCAGCATATAGTTTATATGCTTTAATTAGATTCCTATATCTACCATTCTTTTTATATAGATAGGTATCTTTTATAAGTAAATCTTTAGATTCCATCTTTATACCCATCCTTAGAATAATCTATAACTGCATATCCAGCATCATATTGCTTTTTAACAGATTCTCTAATCTTAAATAAGTCATCAGCTTTCTCTTGTAAAGTATTAAGACTAATCTTAATCTCTCTACATTCAGTAGCATACTTACTAAAGATAGGTTTCTTAGCATTATAAAATCTGGATATTGATCTAAACCCATCATCCACTACTTCAATGCATTCTGTATTAGGATTACGAGTTCGACCTAAAGTTTGTTTAGCTAATATCTCTGACTTAAATGGTTCAGCCAAGATAATAGTAGCTTTTAAATCTCTGATGTCTAATGCGGCACCAGCAGATTTAGTTGTTGAAAGTATAATAGTCTTACTAAGTTGCTCTTGTTTAATCTCTTTAGGAATAGCTGAAGTATAGACACCGATATCATCTTTGAATTCAGGATAATTATCCTCAATCCAAGCTTTAACGATATCTATAGCTGATATAGTACCAATATATACAAGTACTTTACCGCCTATCTTCATGATCTTATCCATAACTATATACATCATATCATAGAATTGATTATTACAAACTATATAATTTGTATAATTATTTCTATTTAATCCATATACTTTGTTAGAGCATTCACTTATCTCTTGTGGAGTTGGTCTACTATTAAATCTTAATGCAAGATAAGATGTATGAGGATCTGTATCTTCATCAAATAGATTTATACTAGGAATATTTCTAAAGTATAGTCTATATATAAAGTTTTCAGTCTCATCAGATCTGCCTGGTGTTGCAGTAAGATATAATGTCTTCTTAGTATTAGTATAGAAGTCAATCATACAAATATTATCAAAGTTAAGATGTGCTTCATCATATACTTTTAGATATACTTGTAGTTTCTTGAATAGTTCACTAATCTTATCCCATCCATTATTATTACCGAAGTTTTGTAATGTAGAATGAGTAACTAAGAATACTTTATACTTAGATATATCAGTGATACCATTTAATATCTTATGAATACCAACTGATCCATTGATTACTAATACTTCTCTATTTTGATCTAGATCTGTATATTCACCAATACAATTTCTCCATTGATCTAACCAACCTGTAGTAGATGCAATAACTATAGTTCTAGCTCTCCAATACATTAGAGACGCTATGGTTACATATGTCTTACCTTTACCAGTTGGTAGATTTATAGAAAGTTGTCCACTATTTTGATTAGAGTAATATTGACCTTTACCTAAGATAAAATGTAAAGCCTCTTGCTGTACATCATCTCTAGGAAGATACCTAATCTTTATAGGTGGAGTTTCAAAGTAAGGATCACTATTATAATCTCGTACAGGTTCTTCATTATCAAAAAACTTCTTTACGAAATATAAATCTAATCCCCTAGGGAGATAGAGAAGTTTATTCTCTGCGTCATATGACATCCCCTTATAACTTCTAGTGAAAGTAATTCTATCAAATATAGTAAAATAAGATTCCAGTCTAGGAGCGTCTCCTAGACTGTAATCAGTAATTACTATAGATGAATTACGTAAGATTATCTTATTCATAATCTTAAATATCCTCATTCACCAATGCATCAGTAAGCTTACGTTCATTCTTAATATCTTTATTAGTTAAGCTTGGCTGATTCATAAACAATTGTGGCTGTTCTTGGAAGAAGTAATCTATAGTAGACGGAGCTGTCTTATTATAAGAAGATGGATTCTTCAAGATACTAGCCAAGTTTTGGAAGTCTAATGTCTTAGTAATAGAAGGATTTTCATATAATGCCTTAGTAAGTGGAAGTAATACATAAGGTTCATTTACATTATTCCAGTTAGGCTTATCAAAGATATTATATGCACTTCTAATTTGATTAGACAAGATTGTTTCAGTATGAATAGTATGCTTAGACATACCACCATTTAGTAAAGCTCTCATAAACTCTTGTGCTAAATCATCTTTAGTAAACGATGTTGTTACAGCCGCTTTATCTAAGATATCTTTAATACGGTTAAGAGTTTTAGAGAACTCATTATTCACTATAGGAGTATAGAAAATAGTTTGATCATCTTCTTTAGCTAATACTGCTAATGGGATATTGATTTCACCTTCATCAGTTTGATAGCGTTTCATATTAGTTAATCTAACTAATGCTTCAGAAAGATAGAATTTATCAATCTTATCGATTTCGATTGGGTATTCTTCTTTATGATCAATGATAGCAAACTTATTCACATAATCATTATAGTCAAGAACTGTGTTAGTTGTATCATCAACATCATCTTCATTGTCCTTAAAGATCTCATCTATATGGAATCTTAGATAGATATCATTATAGTTTCGATCTTCAATCAATGAGATAGTTTCTGCAGAACGAACAAAGTTCTCTACAAACTTAATTGGTAATTCAATATCAGGAATATCTGTTACCAATACGTGTTTAGCTGATAATTGTAGTTGTGTAGTACTAGCCGTAATATCTTCTGATGGATATTTACCTACATCGATATCTCTATTGATGAAGTATAAGTCTCCATAACAGTATCTACAAATCCCATGACCTTCAGAATGAGACTGACAAGTAATAGGACTTCTAGTATAAATAGTTTTACCAACCAATTGAGTATCAGATTCCTTAATAGGACCCATATCAAAATCATTTAATTGGTCAAATCTATAATACTTACCAACTAATAAGCTAAGCTCTTTAGCATCTCTAACATCATATCTAATGAAGTTGCGAGAAGAGCATTTAAAATGTGGATCTGGATGCAAACGTGTACCTTGGTTGTTTAGACCAATCTTACGAGCCATTGCACCAGAAGAACCTACATTGATTTTTGAAATGATTTGTGCTGTACGACCAGCTGAGGATTCAATAAAGTAGTCCATCAAATCAATTACACCGCCATTAATATAACTATTATTAATAACGTGTGGGAATACACTACCATTACCATCTGGTTTAGTACCAATAGAAATAGCATATTCTTTAAGCTGACGAATATTAATACTTTCATTAGCTCTAAATGCATTAGTATAGATATGATCATATCCTAGAATGTCTTTAGACTTCAATACATAATCACGTACTTTACCAATACACTCCATACCATATTCATTAGCTTTCTGTAAGTCTACTTTAGACATATCAGGATGCAATAAATTATAGTATTCTGGAATTGCATTCATCATTAATACATCGTCTTGTAGATTGATGCTGTTTACAAATAAGTCTGCAAACTCATCAACTCTAGCAATATAATATAATGCATCTGCAATCATATTATTCTTAGTTAAGAAATCAATATCTTCAATATGGACTTTGATAAAGAATTCATCAATATAATTCTTAATAGTCTTAGCAGTGATTTCTCGTTTAAAGAAAATATGTTTTGGCTCAATCTCATCATCACTCTTGATAATAAGAGACCATAATATTAGGTTAAGCCAATAGTCTGGAATAGTTAGACCAACTTCATGACCACCAATAATTAAATTGATCTTAGCCTTAGATAGGCTAGGATCATCTATACCATCTCGTAATATACAGTGAATTGCATCGAAATGGTTAGACCAATTCTCCTTCTTAATTTGTTGATTTACATCTACTGTCATTTCTCCTTTGCTTTTAACGAACTCATTGTAAATCCAATAGTTTTCATAATTGACGATAGTATCAAACATCGAGAACCTCCTGTGATATTACATCAAATATATTATTCTACTACTATAATATATATTCATATGTAAAATTCACTGTAATAAATAAAACCGGTATAGGATCTTTAAGACCCTATACCGAGTGGTTTTATTATTTTTTTGGAGTTGGTAAATGTTTAGAAGATTTAGCAGTTTTGATGTACTCAACTTGAGATTTGCGAGCTACACGAACTGCTTGGTTATTGTATTTTTGAACGATCTTTTTAATCAAAGCACGTTCGATAACACGGTTTTTAACCAATTTAGTCCAGAGTGGATCTTTCTTTTGTTTAGCGATTTGGAATGCAGCCATTTTTACACGGCGAGCCAAGTCGTCATTTTTGCTTAAGCGAACCAAAGTCTTTTTGTTCAATACGGATTTTTCTACCAATAATTGAGCTTCTTCGGATTCAGTGAATGCAATACGTTCATCTTGAGGCAATTTAGAAGCCTCAGCATAAATCATAGCTTCAAGTAAAGCATTAGGGTTGGCAAGATCTTCACCAAGAACACCTTGTCGGTTGTTTTCATTGAAAAACATGTTTTCGTCCTCCTTGGAGATTATTTTATTTAAATATATTTAAAAACGAAAATAACGTTTTATTAACTTAATGTTATTCGTATGAGCTCATATTAGCAAATAAAAGTGCCTAGGACATCATGATAGGAGGAATATAATTATGATAAACTACGAAGAACTTGATAAAATTATAGCCGTATCTAAATATAGAGAGCAAGCTAAAAAGAATTTAATGATTAATTTCCCTACCCTAACTGAGGGTGAAGTTGATACAGCATTAGATATCATTCTATCTAATGCATATACAAAACGTGAATGTGTTTTACATAATAACTATACTGAAGAAACAGCTGAGACTGATGTGGCTGGAATCAGTAATTACATATATGAAAAGACTCCAATCATGGTAGCTAATGGATGTCTATTCAAACAATATACAAAAGAGTTAACTCCGATGTATAAATTGATAACTTCATTTACCGATAATCGTTCTAAGTTTAAGAAAGAAATGTTTAAATACGAGAAGGGTACAGAGAAGTTTAATAAATACAATATGCTTCAAATGTTAGCTAAACGTGATAATAACGCTTTATATGGTGTAATTGGTAACTATAGTAGTGCATTGTATAACTTATATGTAGCAACTGGTATTACTAGAACTGGTCGTGCATTGATTAGTCATGCTATTACATTCTTTGAAAGCTTCTTTACGAATAATGTAAAGTTTCATTCTATTGATGAAGCAATTACATTTATCAATCGTGTAGATTCTGAGAAATCTATTTATCCATCTGCTTTAGTATTAGATAAAGATATAGAAGTTGAAGATGTATTCTATAAAATTATGGATACATTCGATAGAGATTACTTTGATGATGAATCAATCAATAAAGCTATGAATATCGTTTGGAGTCTATTGATTAACTTATCTCAAGAGACTTTGAATAAACTCTTCTATAAGAATAATGCTTTACAATTCTGTGATAATAAATATATGAAAGATTATATCGTATTGACATTATCTAAACTAGATGAAGCATTCGTAGATCCTAATCATCCACCACAAATCATTAAGGATAATTTAGACCACATGTTTGAAGTCCTTAAAGAATGGTGTTATATGAGATATATTGTAGTAGATAAGATTGATCGTTCTGCTACAATGAAACGTGATATTAGTATCATTACAGATACTGACTCAACTATGCCATGTTTTAATGGTTGGTATACATTCGTTCTTAGAGATGTATTGGGACCAATTGATAAATCTGGTATTAAACTTATGAATCTTCCTGAAGTAGAACCTGTGATGGAAGAAGATAGAGTTTATAATTTTGGAACTGGTGAGATTGAAACTAAGATGATTAATGTAGCTACATCTAGCAATAAAGAACCATTGCGTTTCAGTATTATCAATATCTTATCATATATTGCTGGTAGACTATTACGTGAACACTTTGATTTAGTAGCAGAGAATTATAATACTAAATCAGAATTCAAAGAATGTCTTATTGCCATGAAGAATGAGTTCTTATTTGGTAGAGCTTTATTAACTGGTGGTAAGAAAAACTATGCATCTAAACAAGAATTACAAGAAGGCAATCTAGTTCCATCTAATAAGATGCTTGATGTTAAAGGTTTACCAATCAATAAGTCTACATTGAAAGCTAAGACTCGTGATGCATTGAAAGATATCTTATTTAAGAAGATTCTTAATGTAGAAGAAGTAGACCAAATGGATGTATTGAAATCATTAGCTCGGGTAGAATATGATATTAGAAAGTCTATTGAGTCTGGTGAGAAAGAGTATTATAAACCAGCTCAAATTAAATCATATGCTAACTATGATAATCCAATGCGTATCCAAGGCATCAAAGGTGCATTGGTTTATAATGCATTAAGAGATGAAGGTACTGAAGCAATTGATCTAACTATTCGTAATGCAATTGATATCATTAAGGTTACAATCAATAATAGTACTTTATTATCTTTAATGGACTCTGATCCAGTGTTATATGAAAAGATTAAGAAGTTCTTAGATGAAAATCAAAATGATTATAAAGGTGAGATTACTAGTATCTCAATTCCAATTGATGCGGAAGTTCCTAAATGGATATTAAAGTTTGTTGACTATAATGATATCATTAATGACAACTTGAAAAACTTCCCATTAGAATCTATTGGTATTACTAAATTTGAAAAAGATAAAGTAAACTATACTAATGTGATTAAATTCTAAGATATATCCCCTATAGAGTTCAACTCTATAGGGGAATTCTTTTATTAAAATTTAACTTTCTCTAATTTAGTTTCTGGCATAGTTAATGTCATAGCATATATAGCTTGGATAGCTTCTTTTGCTGTAGAGATAACTGGGTTACCACCTAGATTAATAAAGTGGATATTAGTCTCTAATTGCTTTTTAAGCTCAGCATTTGCTTCATCAGTGTATACCCCCTTGATGGTTACCATATCACCATCATAGTCACCACCGATGCTATCAAGATACCCATTACAGATATTCATAGTATCGATAAATTTGTTGGAGGTATCAGATCCAATATCTTCTTTTCTTATTTTTGGGTAATAATTATAGGTTACTCCACCAACTATAACCTTTTCAGTTTCAATAGTAGATGATAATCTAATCTTGGTAGCAAACTCATTATAGAATGTATCGATTGGGTACCGTGTAATAAGAATCATTCTATCTTTAATAGCTTCTTCACAAGCTATATAGATTACATCACACCAAGTTATAGGTCTAGCTATCTTTTCTTCATCTGTAATTTCATCAAAGAAATTACCTCTAAATACCATATCATAAACTACTTGTTTACCATTTACTTTACATACTAAATCAATCGGTCTAAATCTATCAGAATAACCATGAATGAATCTATCTAATTCTTTCTTTAAGACTTCATCAGAGAATTGCAATTGATAGTCTTCTACCTCTGCATATGTAGGATTTCCTTTTTTATCTAATACTAAATATTTAGTATTACCAATGAATTCATTCTCAAAGAATCTTCTCATATGAAAGATAACAAATGGGAAAAAGTTTGCAGCTGCAGATGTCATAGGTAATACAGAGTAATCAAAGTCAGCTCTAAGTTCACCCATAGTTTCTACATCCAATTTAGGTGCAGACATAACTAGACGGGTTGCATAGTCTGTAGTCTTAGATAAATTAGCACGTCTAATTACACCGAATTTACCTGGCAAACCACCATTAGGATTACTATCTGTACCAGTACCAAACCATTTATAGATTTCGATTAGCCCTTCTTGAAGTCTACCTTCAACGGATTTGCTAATACTAAAACCGTAGTCTTCAGAATCACCAATAGCTGATGCTGATACCATTACATTGATATATAATTTATTAATATCCCCTACAGATATCTTACCACCATCTACTTTAATATCTCTAAAGAATGGTGGGATTACAATAAGTTTATCTGTAAAGAAGTTCTTTCTATTAGCATTCAAGAACTTGATATATCTTTCACGTTTAATAGAATCAGTTTCTCTAAATTTAATCTTATCTAGATTCTTTCTTAAGAAATCAATACCATTATCCCCTTTAGGATCTTCTACTATATTACCAGATTTATCTATAGAGTAAGTTCCAATACCATGAATAACAGATTTAATCTTAGAATCTACTTTACCCCAGATTCTATAAATTAATGGTTGTAGGAATTTCTTCTTTAAACTAATATAAGCAAATGTACTTGCTCTAGATTCTTTAGTTATACCAAAGATTGTATTAGATAATAATCCATCATTAGTTGGATTACTAGATGTATCAAATATAACTGGATTAGTTATTTCGACTAAGTTATTCTTCTTGACAAAATCATCCACATCAAGAAGAGATACTTGGAGATTATCTTGTCTAATTTGGTCTTTTAATAATGCCATATGTACCTCCTTATGAATTATTTATATGTGGAACAAAAAACGAGTTAGTGCATTTATTGCACTAACTCGATTGTGTTTATTATCGCATAGTTACAATAATTTTACATGGATCACCAAAATCTCTAACAATATCTACCACTATAGGATGACTCATACCATTATTACTATTAACTGTAATGGTATTCTTATATTCATCTACTAAGGAGTCGAATAATGTAGAATCTGTAGTATAGATAATAAATTCAATACGATTCTCATAGATAACATGATCAATCTTTGAATGTAATAATCCATGACCTTTTAATATACTGTATAGTAGACTAGATTCGCCAAAGTAATCTACTATCTGTTTTCTCGTTTGTTCGCAGTCTCCATTGCCGAATTTGCAGAAAAATTCGACGATATCCATTTATATAAATCCTCTTTTGTATTAAAGCATTCCTTCAAGAGCATCTTCAAAGCGTGCCATATCTTCCCTTGTCATCGCTGGCGTTTCAGTCTTAGTACCTTGGTCAGGTGGAACTAATCCAGCTTGTGGATGACCTCTATAGGCAGCTTGCATATACTTATATTTTTGCTCTTCATCTTTTTTATGTTTTTCTTTTTCAGCAGCTGCATCGGCAGCTTCTCTACGATCTCTAATAAATTTATATAGAAGCATCAAATCACCTATAGGCATATTCAATGCTTCTATAATACTTAATCTACCTCGATATTCGTAACAAACATTATCAACTAATTGCATTAGTCGAGCATGTGAATCAACCGATGCCGTGTAAAAACAAGTTCTTGAGCATTCATAGGAATGGCTTCAATTTCTGCACCGCATTTAGGACATGTAGCTGCAGGTACTTGATAAGAAATATTAATATCTTTACTATTTTCTTCTAAGTATTTAGTGATATGAGATTGAAGTTCTTTAAATTCATATGCAGATAACTTAGACAAGATTTTATAAATACCTTGGATACGATATTTATAAGTTTTAACGATATCGTTAGGAGCTGTGTTAAATTGAATAGGAATCAATTCTTCATTGTCTTCATCAATTTCATATACTGTAGAGATACAGTGGGAGATATTGATGATACCAGCGTATTTTTCACGGAAACCTTCATTTAATAGACGTTCTTCAAACATAGAGTTGTAAATTTTAGGAATTACAATACCGAATGCATAGTCACCATTAGCTACATAAATTTCTTCTTCAAACGTTGGAGGGAAAGAAGGATCTTTAGCAATGGTTTTATTGAAAGTTTCTTTATCAGCTTCTGTTTCAAATTTAACCATATCAATGATAGGTCGTTTTTCGGTATAGAAGTGTTTACATTTAGGGCAGCTAAATGGAATGATATTAGAAGTACTGAAGTTAGCATTATATAATGCAAAGAATAAATGATTCAAGTCTTGATAGTTCAATAACTTCAACCATGCTTCCATATCCATAGTACGACATTCAGGTGCTAGATGTTTATATAGAGTGCTGAATACTGTACGAGCTTTACCAATATCATTTGCAGAATCAGTATATGGATTGATTTCATCCATTTCGATTGCAGATAATGGAGTCATAGAGATAGATACACCAGTGGCAAATAATCCCCATTCATAGTATTTCTTTTCAACTGGTTTAGATAATACTTTAGTGAATGCTACAGGACGTTTACGTACACGGAATTTACTAATATCAGGTTTACGTTCACCTACTTCGTCTAATTGTTGACGAAGTACACGAGCAAACTCTTCCATATTACGTTGCTGTTGTTTTTCTTCTTTAATACGTTCAGCTTCTTCTTTATCTTCATCAAGACCAAGATCTTCTAATAGTTCATCATCATAGAATAATTCATCTTCATCAGATTCTGCAACTTCTACAGATGGAACTACTGCATCAGATACATCTACTGGTGTAGTATCAATAGCTGGAGTAGTAGTTGCTGCTGTAGTTATATTATTTACAGCATCTGCAGCATTTTCATATTGTTCGAATTCACGTTCAATATCATCTTCAGGAAGAAGATTATTAATACTAGTAGAAGCTTTGATTTCATCATCAGATAAAACGTGTTCTTCTTCATCACGACGAATTGCTTCACGATCTTTATCTGTCAATTCAGGATTAAGATCTAGAGATGGATCATATTTAGAAACTACTTGAGGATTTTCTTCACCCATAGCTTTAAGATCTTCATATTCACGACGCATATCATGAATTTCTTTCAATGCAGGTTTGAAACGACGTTCAATAGCACTAGAAATACCATTATCTAATTCATCTATCAATTCATCACGTGCTTCTTGAGTTGCATCTGTTTTACCAGAAGGAACGATAGCACTAATATCAGCAGATTGTAGATTTGCTTCATCAAATGTAGGTACTACAGGAGTAGTTGGTTGAGTTTCTTCAACTGGTTTTTCTTCAGTAGTAGGAGTAGCTTCTTCTACCACTGGAGTTTCGGAAGCTTTTTCTTCTTCCATTTTTTCTTTCATGAGGTCTGCTAGTTTTACTTGTTCAGACATGGTTCCTCCTAAATTTCATCATTCATCAACATTTTTAAAGTTAATTTATCTCGATCATAGAAATATCTAAATTGATACTGGTCAACTGTCATATCTATAATCATTATATTTTCTCCATTTTTAGAGAAACCTATATTAACTTCGACCGCTACAGTATTATCAAGATAATCCTTTATTTGATCTTTGATAGCCTGACTGAGTTCAATAACTCTATCAGACTGCATATATCTATATTTACTAATTAAACCTAAGCCCATTTCTGGACTATGAGTTATTGTACCTGGCTCTAAAAGCATTAGTCGCATAATTAGAGTGCCAAATGCATTAAAATTCTTATATGTGAGTGGAGTTTTATAACTGTCAGTAGATAAAGAATATTCCTTTAATAAAGTAGGGACTTCTTTAGTCTTTGCAGTTATGAAAGTAATATCATCTGCCACGATAATCTCTCCTTTCATATTAATATATTACTACTTAGTTCTAGGGTTTAAAATATACACAAATAGCTATTTTTAACATAGCATTAAATTGATATACACTCATAAGGAGGATACAATGGCAACTGAACGAAGAATAGCTTGTCCGTTATGTCGACGTAAAGACTTCAAAGACAAGTTAATCAGACACATAGAAAAAGATCATGAAGATATTATCGGTGAAATATCTGCCGAGCAATTCTTATATGATAAAACTCACCCAGGTTCTGGTAAATGTATCGTATGTGGTAATAAAACAGACTGGAATGAAAAGACTGGTAAATACCATAGAGTATGCTCTAATCCTAGATGTAAGGAAGAATTAAGAGCTAAGTTTAAAAAGAATATGATTAGAGTACATGGTAAAGTATCTCTATTAGATGATGCTGCTCATCAAGCTAAGATGTTAGCTCATCGTAGTATTAGTGGCACCTATGTATATAGCGATGGTACTAAGTTTACTTATACTGGATCTTATGAGCATAAAGCTATAGAATTTATGGATAAAGTTCTTAACTGTAACTCTAAAGATATTATTATGCCTGGTCCAGTTATTGATTATACTGACCAATATGGTAATTCTAGACAATGGATTACGGATATTTACTACGTTCCTTATAATTTGATTATCGAAGTTAAGGACGGTGGAGATAATCCTAATAATCGTCAAATGGATGAATATCGTGCTAAGCAGGTTAGTAAAGAAACTGAACTTATCAAGCTAGGTGAATATAATTATTTACGTCTAACTGATAATAAATTTGTCCAACTCATGGAAGTATTAGCATTACTTAAAGATCAAGAGATTAATGATCCTACTACAACTAATAAAGTTATTAGAATCAATGAATCTGCTGTATATGATGATGGTGGATTTGTCTTATCTAATATGGAAGAATTTGAAGAGGATACAGATAAAGGTAAATATATCTTTGCAGTAGATGCATCAAATGTTGAATATGTTAAGAGTGTCTTACCTGATAACTATCCTGATAATATTAAATATATTAATCTAGATAAGATAATAAACTATCTATTCTATAATACATGGGTAGATATTACTGATGAAGATGATATCACAGATAAGATGACTAAGGAATACTTTGCAAGAGTTTATCCTAACGTAGATCGTGTTAATATATTCCCTAACGCAAATATAAAAGATCTAAATCTTAATATGACTATTGACGAAGTATATATTGAATTGGCTAAAATGCTTAGATTCTTCATGTATAATCTTAGAGGAGAAAATAGAACTATCTTTATTTTAGATAAATCTTTATATGCATATTTAGTAGATCAATATCCTAATATAGTTAATTATGCTACAATATATTTTGGATCAATGTCAACTGCATTATATAAGACGTATAATAAACAAATCCCTCAAGAATATGATATCATTAGACGTCTATCTGACTTAAAAGAATATGCTGCTAGAGAGCACATGGGTGTTGGTGCTATAGGTGGCATTGTTGGTACAATGGATGGTAATATGCTAGTCCAATATACACCACATAGACATTCATTCAGTGGAGAGAAAGATGGCTTTGGTGTAGTTGATGATAAGAGGTCAACTAAACTTAGAGTTAAATCTGATAATGATGAAACTGAAATAGTAGATAAAGAACCATTCTTACAAGATAAATTCTATAAGTCTTATAGGCATAAACGAGATAGAGTTACTTGGGAGAATGCTATCAATCTATATGAAGAAATCACTGGTAAAGTTATGCTATCTAAAGATCAATTAGAATATGATGATGACTTTACAGAATCTGACTTAGATAGAGATAATAAGTTAACTCTAATGAATGCTATATATAGTATTGAATCTGAATTGTATGATACATCTCTTCCATTATGTGATATTCTAGATGTAAATACAGCTAAGTCTAAGCTAAAAGAATTCCCTGAAGGAACCATGATTATGGAAGATAATAATGGATACTTTGCAATAGACTTAGAATCTAAAATAAGAACTAAATCATATAAGATTATTCTAGAGATTGAGGCTCCGGCTTTTGTTAAGACTAAAGATATGCTAGAAGAGGATGATGATGCTAGTGATACCAATAATAAGAAGGTAAAAGAAGTTAATGATTCTGGTATGTATAAAGTACTTGATGATAAATATTCTTCTGAAGACCAATTAATGGATGACTGGAATGATTATAATAGTTTATCTGCTGAGATGAAACGTCATAGTGATGATAAGTCTATTGAAATCTATGGTAAATCTAACGTAGAACGATTTAAAGAACTTCGTTCTAAGTACCTTAACTCTGAAATTCCTTATGATGATTTAGCATTAAGTGAATCTGGATTACAATTATCTGATTTAGATAGAGCTAGAGATTATGGTATTGAATTGCGTGGTAAGAAACGTGAAACTGAATATCTTAAATCTTGGTCATTAAACTCTGGTATCTTTATAGTCTTACCTTGTGATACTGAAGAGGAATTAGAAAAACAATGGCATGATGTACAATCTATGGATATCTCCTTAATTCGTATATCTGATATGCGTCTTATGGAAGTATTTGGTTGTAATAATGAAACTATGTATAACTTCCTAAAGAGTGTATTCACTAGTAATGGATTTGATGATTACTATTACTTCCCTATAGTTGAATCTGCTATGGAAGATGTACAACCAATTAGAAATCTACCTAATACGATACCATTCTATATTCCACATGAAATCGAAGTATTCAAACGTAATAGCACATTCGGTGATATGCCTAGCAAATGGAAAGATAAAGCTGATGAATGGTTAAGAGATTATAAAAAAATCTATGAAGGTAAATCATATGATAAGAAAGTTATTTTAGACTGGATGTCTAATGTAAGATACCTAAGTCTAGAATATGCTAGAACTCAATCAGATGAATTAAAGCAAGCTTTATTAGAATTTGGTTGGAATCCTTATATGGAATTCAATTCAGTTAATATGACTAAAGCATATAATAGAGCTAATACTATATATCATAGAAGTATGACTTCTAAGTTATTACAAGAAAAAAGTATTGGCTTTGAGTTTGATGCTAGAGGAAACTTATTTGTTAAGAACTTCTTAAAGAATAAGAGTTATCAATCTGTCTATATGGAATCTCATAGATTGCTTATGGAATATGATAGAGCTAAAAATATTGAAGGAATGAAATATGAACTAGCTAAGATGTACTATCTAAATCTTAAGATTAGTGAAGATCTAATTAAACAAGATCGTACTAAGAAAGATAAAGAATTAGTTAAGATTAGAGCTAGAGTATTAAATGATTTCCATAAATATCTTAAGGTAGTACTTAAGAATGATAAACAATTTAACTTCTCTAATTACTATCAACGTAGTGAGTTCTGTGATGACTCCTTTGTTATTACAGCACCAACTCTCAAACATGCAGGTAAATATGCTAAAATAGCTATGAAAGTTTTATAATATAATGAGTCCTACTTACTAGTTAAGTAGGACTCTCTTATAATATCATTCATTCATATATTATAATCTTGATCGAAGGAGGTGAATATGAATTGGATATGTATAACGTCGGTCAAAAGCTTTGTAAGAAAGATAAGTTCGGACAAATAACAGAATTGTACCGAATAGTATCTCGTAAAGACAAAGACTTTTATAAAGTTACTCCTGTAATAGGAGATAAGTTACTTATTGATAAGTACAAAACAGATGAGTATATACCTTTAGAGATACATTGTAAGATGTTTTTCGAAGTATGTACTTTAAAGAATGGGGAGAAAGAATTATGTATTAGTATCTACTGCCCATATGAAGCAACGAATTATCCTTACTATACTAGTCGACTTAATATTGATAATCCTATGGATAATAAGAAATTTGGCAAGTTTCTATGTAAAGATGAATTCGAAAATGACAGTTCAATGAGACAATATAAACGAGCATATGATCTAATGATGTATGACATTGCACATAAAGACTATGCTTTTAGTGTAGATCTATATCTAAATGATCCATTGAAGAATATTGTATCATTTGTCAAATTAGACCCTAAGGTCTGTGATACTCTTATTTCCATTTGTGATAGTCGTGGATTAGAATATGATAATATAGACCAAGCTATTAAGATAGCTTTACAAAATATTCTATTCATGTACTGGTTCCATTATAACTTCAGAGTAATCAATGTATTATTTGAAGTTAAAGATGGTGCTCAATTACGACCTGGTGACTTATTTGCTCTTGAAGCTATAGTACAAGATCGTATAGTAGATTATACTATCGTTGAATATTATCATGATATCTTATTATATAAGGCTAAAGGTAACTTCTTCTTTATCCAAGATAGAAATGATCGTACTTTCATAGTTAAATATGTTGGTATGGATGATCTACCTGGATTACATGTCTTTTAAATTTAGATATATTGATATATTATAATGGTGAAGTTAGGTGATTAATATTTACTATGATCCTAACAGTAGAATAAATTCTTTTATTTTAAAGGAGGACATAGCTATGTCAAATCAATTAGTAAATGGAATTCCAAAAGTCGACAGCGGATTCCAATCTTTAAGTGAAGTGCTTCAACGTGCTTCTCGTGAAACTCGTCGAGATGAAAAAGGAAATGACAAAGGGGATAAAAAGCGTATTGAGCTTAAAGTTACTCCTGAAGTTTTTGAAAGCGATTACAAAACAAAGACAATTAGTACAAGTGAATTATGTGAACTTCTCACTAATCGCCTTGGTAATGTATTTGCTGATTACGTAGGCTGCCGTGATATCGTATTCACAAATAGCCCACAAATCGGTATAGGATTAGTATTTGAATACAATGGCTCTGATAACGAACACGATACTCGTTTGAAAGCTGTTGAACGTTTCGGTTTCGATAATGTAGGTGAAAATGCATCTACTAAAGAATTGGAAATGGTAGCACGTTATAATGGTGCATCTGATATCCGTTCTTCCGTTAAAAACGGTACTGTTACGGAAACTGCAATGGGTTTCCGTCTTACTAACGATGCAATTGATATCTTAAAAGATACAGTTATTGACTTTGGTAAAGACAATGCAAACCATGATAACTTCCGTAACCAATGTGTATCTTATGCATTAGCATCCGATGGTATTCATAGCAATCTAGTTGTTTATGGTGCTACTATTGAATCTATCTTAGGTTTCATCTATGGTAACCAATATGACTATGTAGTAATCCCTGGTGCTCCAGTAAATACTAATAGCTATTCTGGTCGTTTATTGGAAATTAAACAATTACATCCAGATACAACTAAGAAATTGCTTCGTAAATATGTAAGCCGTCAAGTTGTATCCGATGGATTATTCCGTCCACAAAAATAATTAAATTGTAATATGGCTGGGGATTAATTTCCCCAGTCTATTATTTTTTGGAGGATATAATGGAGTTTAAGTTTAACATTAATCCAGAAGGTATTGATGAAGTCTTTGATGAACGTGGTAATACAGTTCTCAAGATTTCAGAAATGAGCTGGAATGATAGAGCTTATAAGCTCGAATTACGTAAGTGGGTCGTTCAATCTGATGGGACTATGCAACCTAATAAAGGTTTCTCTTTCCTAACAGATCAAGGTCCACATGATTTAACTCATGTCTTATTAGAAAAAGGATATGGGGATAATCAAAAAATTAAGGAAATCATGGAATCCCGTGGTGTCGAATTAGACATCCCTGTAACTGAGAAGGAAGAAAAACAAGATACTCAGGATTTCTATGATCCTGAGGATCTAGTATAGGTGATCAAATGTACAATCATAAACAGTTAGATATCGTATATGATATCAAAAGAAAAATGTTAATGCAATCTTATTGGGATAACGAATATATTAAAGTATTCCCAGGATTTTCCTTCTGTGAAGAAGGTAGATATGTTTGGCAGCAAGGTAATCTTAGCAATGATGAGGTATTCTTATCTAATTTACGCACATACTATACAAGTGATAAGGATACTATCTTAGGATTCCTTACGGCTCAACAATATAAATTCTTAATGGATAACATTGACCTTTTCCATACTGTTTATCGTATTGGAGACAATTTGGTCGTAAGCTTGATCTAAACGCAATATTCATATAATACTTACCCATAGGAGTTGATCTCCTATGGGTATAACTTTTATTTAATAAGGAGACAAAATCATGAAAACATCTAAACTTTTATTAACAGCAGTTATTTTAACTTCTCTAAGTGCAACTGGATTTGCAGTAGATAATACAGTTGGTACTGGTAATGGTATTGCATACGGTACAGGATCTGTAGCTAATAATACTAAAGATATTGCTATTGGTAAATCTGCTAAAGTAGAAAACTATGTAGGACAAAATGCTAGTATTGCTATTGGTAATAATGCTCATGTAGAAAATATGTCTGGTGGTGTTGAAGCATCATTATCTTTTAATCAAACACCTTATAGTGGTAATGATTTTTCTTCTGCACGTATTCCAGCAGATGTAAATAGAGCTGGTACTGGTATTGCTATTGGTAATAATACATATGCTCGTACTGGTAGTACTATGGTTGGTAATCATAACTATATTGGTAAAATTGGTGATGTGGATATGAATACTGATACTAATGGTACTCGTGCACAAAACTTAAATGCTTACAGTACAACTATTGGTACTAATAGCTTTAGTAATGGTGCTTTGACTACTAATACTGGTACATTCAATATTATGTCTAGTTCCTATACAGGTGGTCGTTTCTCTACGCCTTCACAAAACTTTGGTTCTACTATTACTGGTACTTTGAATAGTATTGAATCTAAGACAGCAGCTGGTGTAGGAAGTGGTTGGTTTGCAGATAGATCTTCTGTAGGTGTAGCTAATACTATCAGTGGTGTTGCTAACCGTACTGCTAATACAAATGGTTCTCTAGTATATGGTGCTGGTAATGAGATTACTAACTCCATTACATCTTTAGGAAATGTTGCAAAAGCTACAACTGATGCGGCTGAATTTGCTGGTAAACTACGTGATGTTATTAAGACTAATAATGGTGGTGGTGCTACAATGGCAATCGGTGGTGGTAACAAAGCCGATTGGGTATTGCGTACATCCATCATTGGTGTTAATAATACTGTAACTGGTACTAATGGTAGTGAAGCAACTGATAACTTTGTAGCAGGTGTTAGTAATACTGTAACTAATGGTACTAATGATATTGTAGTTGGTAACAACCGTAATATCAGTGGTAATCATTCTGTTATCTTAGGTAGTATTGATACAACAACTGTAATGAATAATTCAGATGTAGTTGCAGTAGGTCATAATAGTAATGTATTAGTTGATGGTGGTGTAGCTATCGGTGCTAATTCTGTGGCATCTACCGCTGCAGGTCAAATTGGATATAGTGCGTCTGGAAATACAAATTTCACTTGGAAGTCCACTGCATCTGCTGTATCTGTAGGTGATACTGCTAATAATATTACACGTCAAATTACATCTGTAGCTGCTGGTACACAAGATACTGATGCAGTTAACGTAGCACAATTAAGAAATGTATCCGAAGGATCCATTAGCCAAGCTAAATCCTATACAGATTCTCAAGTATCTAAAGTAGGTGCAGCTTCTGCAGCATTAGCAGGATTACATCCATTAGATTTTGATCGTAATGATAAATGGAGTTTCTCTGTTGGTGTTGGCAATTATAAGAATTCTAGTGCAACTGCTATTGGTGCATTCTACCGTCCTAATGAAAATACAATGTTTAATATTGCTACTACATTAGGTGGTTCTAATAATATGATTAGTGCTGGTGCAAACTTCAAGTTTGGTCAAGGTACTAAAAAATTAAGTGCATCCAAACAAGTTGATTTGGAAAAACAAGTTCAAGATCTTACTCAAAAGTATAATGACTTGAATGAAAAATACAATGCATTGATGGCTAAACTAGAATCTAAATAATATAATAATCCCCATAGGAGTTAAACTCCTATGGGGCATTTATTTTTTTTGTAATAGTATATATATATATATGACTATATATTATTTAATTGATTTCATAGTATTAGTTATTAATTTATAAGGAGGTTATATTATGGAATTTCAACAAGTACAAGCGTTTATGGATCACCCTATGTTTGAGTCATATGAAATTCGCCCTGCGAACTTCTGTCACACTGAACGCCAGCAGTGGATATTTGCTACACGCCATGGCTTAGAAGTATCAGTCACTCGTGGGTCAACGACCTATGGTGGATCGCAGGGATTGTTTGAACTTGCCATCTTAGAAAATGGGCGATGCTGCTATACAACACCAATCACTTCGGATGTATTAAGATATTTATCCGAGTCCGAAGTATTAGAGGTCTTAGATCAGGCAGCAGTGCTTATTCAACGAGATGGTGAGTGGATTCCTGCAGAATCTGAAGAAGAGGAGGTGAATGATGCATTTATAACACATCTCGCAGATGTGGCAGTGACAGCACTGCTAATTGATTTGTTTGGTGGAAATATTGAAGAGGAGGTTGATGCCTAATGATAGATACAGGTGGTTTAGTTTTCTCACTGCGGTGTATGCCTGGGGCACGGCGGTATTTACGGATGGTACTACCATACGTATTTCCACGGGTAGGTGTACATATGCGGGATGCAGAAGAGCGGGAGTCATCCCCTGCTTTTGCATTGTGCTTGATAGCACTACGGGTTGCTGAGGAGGTGTTTGGCGATTAAGCCGCAAGAAACTATGTTCCTTGTAGGCTTATTGTAAAACTAAGATATAATAACTGTATATTATTAAGGTGAATCATAGATTAGTAAAGGAGGTGATTCATATGACTGACTGGGTATTTGAAGGATCAGTAGAAGTGATGCGGATAGTATTGGATGCCGAAGAAGCTCGGATAGAGCGGGAACGGCAAGAACAACAGCATCAAGATGAAGAATAATATTCTCATTATTTTATATTGAAAGGAGGTGAGAATATGTTATTCGAAGAAATGGAACTAGACTTATCTGTTGACTGCGGTCAACTATGGTCCGATGAGGACGTGTTTGGAGTACATTGGGATGAAGTTCATCCACATCAATAAAAGGAGGTATATGAAGAATAGTAAACTAAATGAATAGACTCCATCTGGATTAACCAGATGGAGTCATTATTTTTTTTTATTTTTTATTTGTACATTGCACGAACTTTTTGTTCATCTAAGTCAAAGCCTAGTGCTTCAGAAAGTACTAACATAGTTAACATACATTCTGCTGTTTCTACAATCTTATCAGTATTGATAGTTTTAGATTCAGTCAAGAATTCAGTATGGTTTTCAGAGATTACACGTTTAGCTAAGTGTTTAACCATAGCTTCTAGGAGGCTCTTCTTAGCACTCTTTACGCTATAGATTTTTCGTTTAGCACCCAAAATCATAGACTCCTTGATGTCCTCTGCTACATCAGCATTAGATGCTTTAATATTAGCAACTTTTTCTTTTACTTCATCAAGGATATCTTTGATTTGTTGTTTATCTTCAACGTTAGAAGCAATGAAGTCTTCTACGTTATTAGCAACGTGGGATTGTACTAAAGCACCAACATCTTCGATTTCTTCTTTTTGTTGAGCCATCTTATCAATGAAAGAATCTTGATATTCAGGATCTACAGTAACATCAGATACTTTGGTATCAGGGTTTTTAAGTTTATCTTCATTAGCTTTAACTACATCATCTGTAGCTTCTTTGATTGCTTTAGCAATATCAGCTAAGAATAAAGACTTAGTATTGAAAGTACGAATGATAGATTCTACACCATTCTCTTTGATGAATCCACGGATTACCGTATCACGAATAATCTTAGTAGATTCTTTTTGAAGATCTGGAATAGTACATTCGTCATAAATATATTTGATTGCTTCAGTTAAGAAGTGTTCTTTAATAGCTGCTTTAGCTTCCATACGGATATTTAAAGAACGTTTAGAACGAGCTAAATGACTTTCAGTCATTACGTTATTAATTTCAGGAATGATAGTCTTAGACTCGTTTAATTGTTTTTCAAGAGTGTCTTTCTCTGCTTGTTTTACCATTTTTAGAGTATTAGACTCTCTAACCTGTTTTCTAGAAAAATGCATTTTTCTATGCTCCCTTCATTAGAATAATGAGGATGCAGCGGAGTCTGGAAGACTTTCAGTTACATCATCAACTTTATATTTTTCTTTTTCATCTTGACGTACATTGTCATCAGTTTTATTAGAGGCTTCTTTAGCATCAACTGCGAGGAAGTCGGAAATCTTACGGAAACGATCTACATATTTACGTTGTTCGTTTGCTGTTTTAGGGTCACCAGCTGTCTCAAGTCGTGCAGCATTCAAAGACAGCATTGAAACTTGAGTATCAAAGTACTCAGCTACACTTGCTCTACAATAATAGAAGTAATAAATTAATTCACGAAGAATTGGAACGATTGTAAAGATAAGACCAATACTTACACCAATAACTGCTAATACAGATGTACCAGCTAAGTTCTTAGCACTTACTTTGATTAGATCATTCAATACTTTTTTAAGTTTATTACCTTTACAGAGATTATTGAATTCTGCTAAAGTTTGTAATTGAACTAATTCTTTACTTCTAGATACTGCTACACGGTCTACAGATACTTCAATAGATTTTGTTTTAGGATCTACGATGAAATCAATAGTAGAAGCAATAAGTAAAGATACACCACTGATTACTGCCATAGCAGTAGAGTTATATAATACAATACCTAGACTAGTATTAGATGCAAAACAACGTTGGAATTCATTTTTCAATTCAACGATGTTATTGATTGCATCAGTAATAGTATTAATATAAGTCAAAGGCTGTTTGTATTCTTGGTAAATTTTTTTCATATCAGTAACAGCTTCAGTTACCATATCAATATTATCAATCTTAAGGAAATCACCTCTAGATTGAGGAATTGTACCAAAGTCTACATCAGTTACTTTAGCTTCAATCTTTTCATATAATTTATTAGTTACACCTAAAAGGACTTCACGTTGTTCAGCTTCATTAACAACACCAACTGTAATGTAAGTTTCTTTATCAGAAAGATCCATTAGTTTGCTGGCTTCAATGAATTCTTTTAATACATATCTTTGCATTACTATCTACCTCCAGCAAGTAATTGAATCATTTGTTTATAATCCATTTTATCTTCACGTTTTAAAGTTTTGAATGTATATGGTTCATATTCATCATCACCAGTATCGAAGATAAATTTAGCAGACTCTGTAGAATCATCAACGATAACGATGCCTACTAAGTTATAGTCATCCATTAATTTACGAGCTACACGAGAATTAGAGATATCAATATCCTCCATCTTACGAAGCATTTCTACATCATAAGCGGATACTACTAAAGTAGTAATTGCTGTAGCATCATTACGTAAAGACATGAAACGATTGATTTTAGAGGCTAAAGCACGACGTTCTAATACTTTCCAAAGTTTAGAAGAAGAACCACGGTTAGTATTAGATACAGCATCAATCTTAGCTTTCTTAATAGCAAATACGAAATCTCTCCAGAATTCTATTTCACCAGAAGTAGCTTTGATTAAATTATATAAGCTAAAGTTATAGCTACGTTTAGATACGATATGATTAGCAATATCAGCAGAGTCTACACAGTAGATCTTAGACTTAATACCAACGTATGCATCTACAGTAATCGGATCATTATTATCATTAGTACTAATGAATTGAATTTTCAATAATGTAGGTTGCAATTCATTAGCTTTCTTATAATCCATTTGGTCTTTTGATACGTTAGCCAATCCAGCTCTAGTATTATTACGCATATCATCTAAACGAGATTGCAAATTATTATTACTTTGCTGTAAAGCTCTCATTCTATCATTCATTCTACGTTGATTTCTAGTAAAATTTCCTCTCATTCTAGCTTCATTACCTCTTAGGTCTCGAACCTGATGAGTTAAATCTCTATTCTGATTCTGCAAATCTCTATTTCGGGTTGCTGTATCAGTATCTATCAGTCTTACTACCCTAAGTTTATCATCATCAGATAAATTATTAAATCTATTATTAGCAACAGCTGTATTGAAATCTGAATTTTGACGCATCTGAGCCATCATATCATCCATCAATGATTCACGTAAATGATTGATAGGTTTAGCACGTAAACGTTCTTGTCTAAATGCTTCATATACAGCTTTAACTGTTTCTGCATCAAAGATATGCATAGCAGTAGCTTCTTCACTAACTGCAAGATAATCATCTACATCAAAGAAACTAGACAAGTCTAAGTTAGCATGGACATTTTTAAGATGATCAATGGCATCTTTAGAAGATGTAATAGAAATAGCAGATAATAGCATTTGAGTTAATGTAACGAATTTACGTTCCAAAGCTCTAGCTACTAATTGTGCAGACACTGGGTCTACAGTATTAGAAACCATGACAGGAAATGTCATAGTCAAATCTTTATTTGCTCGAGTAATAGACTTAATAGATGGATTCTTCTTGGAAACAAATTTACCAATTTCGGTACCATCCGCAGCGTCTAAAACATCTGTAATTAAATCCTTAAGGATCATTTAAAGTACCTCCTTATAGTATCATATATGACTTTAATCTTATGTTAAAATGGGTAAATAAGAAAAAAAATAAAGCATATAGATTTTTCTCATTAAATTTTGAAAAATCTTTTTTTCATACACTTATAAGTATGAGAATAATTATTAACTAGACCTCCGTCAATAAGATCATCGATTAGTGAATTATAAAGATAAACTATTTCATTGTAATCCTCTACTTTAACAAGCTCTAGATTAATATACTCATCATCTGATTCTATTGCTATAGTATAAACGTTACAAGCATTTTTAGCTTCTTCTAATTTAGGAAATTCACCATCTAATATAATATCTTCAATATAGTCTCTCATAATCATCAGCCTCGCTTAAAACGTATAGTAAAACAAATAACTGAAAGCCGTGATATAAGAGCATATATCTATATGCTTTATCCCTATTTCACTATTATAATATACAATTACGATAAGAATTAGCCATTTTAACATAAGATTAAATTAAATAAGAAAGGGGGAATATTTGTAATGGCAGACGATAATAAAACCCTTATAGACAAAGCGATAGATAATGCGGTATCTGGAGTTGGAGATGCTATAGATAATGTAGCAGAAAAAGGAAAGAATGCTGTAACTGGTACTGTAGAAAATGTAAAAAATACAATATATATCAATACTGTAGGTAAAGTTGCTGGAGCTGTTACTAAACTAGGTAATGATGCAGCAGACGCTATTAATGGTATTGGAGATAGTATAGATAAATTTACATCTGGTGTTAATGTATTAGATAATACTGCAAGACCTGAATTCGATGAATCATCTAGTGGATTACTTAAATATGTAAAAGCAAATGGTCTTGGTATTGGTGCTGGACGAGTAACTCAGAAAGAGAAATATGAGAAGTTTGCTAGATATGAAAGATTAGATCCAAATAACTGGATGGGTTTTACTAAAGAATTTATTTTCTTTACTACACCTGACTTACAGTTATTTAATGGACCAACTTTAAATCCATCTATTGCTAATAACTCTTTAATAGTTGAAGCATCAAAGAGATATAATGATGTATTACAAAGCTTAAGTTATTCTGCTTGTGGTAGACCATTTGTTAATCTCTTATCTAACTATAAAAGATCTAATGTAGACTTACCTGATATTACTACAGCAAGTGATTATGAGACATCTAAGAATATCTTAGGATCTTCTATATTCTATCGTGGTACATCTTATGAATCAGATGAAAACCATGAGTTCTCTGTTGAATTTGAAGATACAAAGTATCTAGAAGTATATATGTGGTTTAGATTGTTTGATGAATATGAACGCATGAAACACTATGGTCTAGTTGACTTTGTTGATGATAGATATCTAAATGGTAAAATTATCCATGACCAAATGGCTATGTATAAGTTTATTGTTGGTGAAGATGGTGAATCTATTATTCATTACTCTAAGTTTATTGGAGTATATCCTAAGAATGTACCAAGGAGTACATTCTCTGATCTTCCTGCAGATGGTAATGTAAAGTTTACTATTAACTTTAAAGCTGCATATGTAGAAGATATGGATCCTAATATTATATTAGACTTTAATGAGATTGCTAAAAAGATTCCTGCTGGTGATCCATCTTTAGGTGGATATATGGATGAATTTAATGGTTGGAGTGGTGAATATATGCAAAGACCATATATAGCTCTTCCAGCATATATGCAATTCCAAGGTGGTACTGCAGGTGGTGCTGTAAATAACGGTGGCGGTGCTGTTACTAGTGGACAAATTCAACAACAAATGGCTGCTGGTGATAGATTCCATGTTAGTGAATATAAAGCAGAAGACTCTGCTGAAACACGTATTAAGAATACTGGTAAGATTCTTGCTGGTACTATGTTAGGCGGTAGTACATATATAGCTACTCATATGGATGATATCGGTGATGAACTTAAGAGAGAAACATCTGGTATATCTGAAAACTTCAATAATAATATGAATACTATAAGAGCTGGTCTAGGATTATCTACTGATGATAATACCGATAAAGGTCAAGGACTAAATAAGTTCGCTTATTTCCAAGATCCTAAATATAATATGAACTATGGATTTAATGAAACTTTACCTAACAAAGGTTTCTATAAACTCAAATGGGAGGGATAAATAAATGGCATCTGATGCGGTATCAGTAAACAAGACTCTCCGATCATATCAGGAGACTGTCTTAAATACAGTTCAAAATGATACTTTACTTAATGCCAATATATATGATATACATCAATATATTGAAAATATTAAGAAAAGATATGTAGATGAAGATGAAATTACCCTCTCTATGGGTATATTCGGCTATATGGGAGATGTAAATTCTAATGCTCTACAAAATGCTGTTACTATGGCAGCTGAGTATTCTAATGAAGCTATCCCTATTAAAGCTAAATTTGAAAAGAATGTAATCTCTCATGCTTTGATGCTCGGTATTAATAAGATTTTTGCTGAGCCTGCAACTATGCAAGCTATGTTTGTCTTCTATGAAGATGAACTTATCTTGAATACGGTCTCTGATACATTTAAATTTGACCGTAATATAAAAATCATGGTGGGTGATTATGAATTCCATTTACCATATGATTTGATTATCAAACGTATTGAGTTGCCTACAGGTGAGTATATCTATACGGGTATGTATGACACTACTCAAAGTAACCCTATAATAACTAGGAACTCTAATGATGTAGATCCATACTTAAAGCCTACAGTTAGATCTAAGATTGATGGTCGTAATGTAGTTATGCTATTAGTAGATTTACGTCAATATGAGTATACTACTTATCATAAGACTATTATCACTACAAATCCATTAGAATCTAAGATGCTTCAATTTGAATTTGATAATCAATTAGCTGGATTTGATGTAGATGTAAAAGAATACGATCAACCAACAAGAAAACTCAAACCAGTTTATAATGGTTTGAATACTGATGGTATAAATAATTTCTGTAATTATACTTATATAGATTCTTCTACTATTCGTGTAATGTTTGATAATAGCTCTTATTTACCTACAGCTAATACTGAGGTAACAGTAAATCTATATACTTGTCAGGGTGCTAATGGTAATATCTCATATAAAGATAGTATCTACTTTAGAGTTAAATCTGAGAAGATAAATTATGATAGATTGAATCTATTAGTAATCCCTACATCAGATGCTCAATATGGTATTGATAAACGTTCTATTGCTGACTTAAAGAAACTCATTCCTAAAGAGGCTTTATCTCGTGGTAGTGTAACTAATAGTACTGATATTAATAACTACTTCAATACTATTGATGACGATGATAATAAGCTATTCTTCTTCAAGAAGATGGATAATCCATTAGCTCGTTTGTATTATGCATTCGTATTGATGGATTCTCCTACAAATATCATTCCAACTAATACTATACCAATTGAAGCAATTAGACGTGACTTTGATAATATCTCAGATTCAAACTATATATTGACTGCAGGTAATATTATCAAATATGATGGGACTACGAACGCTTCTGTGGCATATCAATCTTCTGAAGAAGAGCTTAATAATGCTAGAAGAAATCAGTTCCTATATATGAATCCATTTATGTGTATCGTTAATAAGAAACCATTATATGTATCTTACTATATGAATATTATGGATGTAAACAAACTACTTGAATTTACTTATGTAAATCAAGACTCTAAAGTACAGTTTGTGGCTAATAAGATGAACTGGTATCGTCATTATCTAAGTGAACGTGATACCTATGTAGGGGATATCTCTATTATGCAGAATATCCAATCTGACATTGGTTTAGTTCATAGAGATGATCCATATGACCCAGAGAAGATTACTGGTGTAGATGTTAAAGTCTTAGCTGTATTCTATACAGATGAAAAGTATCAAGTTCCTTATAGATGGGCTGAGGCTGAATTTGTAAACTACGATCAAAATACATTCATCATGGATTATAAGTTCAAACTTAATACGGATAATAAGATTGATAAGAATATTAAGCTTAAGATTAATAACGTCTATGAAGTTGGTAATGCAACTAGATTGAGTCCTGGATATATGGCTAATAATATGAATATGAAAATATTTGTATTTGCTAAAGATGTATTTGGGTATAATGCTGGTCTTCATAAAACAGATCAAATCTTTACAGCTGATTTCTTAGAAGGGTATAGCTTAACTAATGAGTATACTGTCAAATATGGTATTGACTTCTTATATAACTACTCTGATTTGATTGAATCTCATATTAAGATTAGAAAACAAGACAATGGTCAAATCTCTTATATTATAGATCGTGTACCAGTTATCTCTTATGATTACGTGAATACGGAAGAACGAATTCAAGACTTCATTAATAATCTTGAAAAGAAACGTATTCATATTCTTGAATGTCTAGATGTGCTAGAAGATAGCTTCGGTATAGACATCAAGTTCTTTAACACGTATGGTCCATCTAAACTATTCTATGTAAATGATGGAGTACCTTTAAATAGAGTTAATCTATCTATGACTTTCAAAGTTAAGTTCTTAACTACTACTGATAAATACTTAACTGAGTATATTAAGAATGATATTAGAAAGTATATTGAAGATAAATCTAGAATCTCTGATATCCATATTCCTAACATCATTACCTATATAACTCAAAAGTATGCAGAGAATGTAACCTACTTTGAATTCTTAGACTTTAATGGTTATGGTCCAGGGTATCAACACATTTATCGTAAAGATGAATCTATTGTTGGTAGAATTCCTGAGTTCTTAAATATTAACACTATTGGTACAGAGAATAATGCATTAGATATTAATATCATAATAGCTTAATTTATATTAGTCTCTAACTCTATACGTGTAACAATTTAATAAATCTAACCTATTTTGGGTTAAAAATTAATTAAAACCTTTTATACTATTAAGTATAACTTTTTAAGGAGGATAATAATTATGGCATTTTTCGGTGGTCATGATACTGAAGATATCAACGTAACCCTTGAAAACTCCGCTAAATACGAATGCGAAGCAGGTCTTGGGCTTATTGCTTTAGAATGTACTCAATTTGAAGCTGAAATTTTCGGCGAATGTGTACGCTCTGATATGAAAGAATACGCACTTGTTCAAGAAGGTGCTGATGTAGAAGCTTTCCAAGAAGCATCTTGGGAATCTGTTAAAACTAAAGTTGTAAACTTTGTTAAAAAAGTTTGGGCTAAAGTTAAAGCTTTCTTCAATGGTTGGTATGCAAAAATTGCTGCTCGTTTGATGAGCGATAATAAAGCATTCTACAATAAATTCAAAAAATCTTTGGATTCTAAAGATCTTTCTAAATTGGAAGTTAAATATGAAGCTCCAAAAACTCTTGATGTAAAAACACCAGAATTCTCTACATTGCTTACTGATAACAAATTTAAAGATTCTGATGCATCCGATGTTATTGAAGCTTGTTATGAAGGTATTACGGCTTCTTCTCATTCTGAAGCTAAAAAAGAAATTATGGAAAAATCTTTTGGAGATGAAGATGAAGTTAAATATACCTCCATTGCTTCTTCTATTGAAAATGAATTGAGCAGCTCTAAAGCAGTTAAAGATGCTCAAAAAGAATACAATAAAGCTGAAAAGAAATTAGCTAAAACTATTAGCGATCTTAATAAAGATCATAAAGGTACAGAAAATATCGCTATTATTGCTAATGCTCATTCTAAAGCTAATGTAACTATTTTAGAAGCTAAATTAGCAGTTGCTAAGAAAACTGCTTCCCAAGCTCGTCGTGTATTTGCTAAAGCTGTTGCATATAGCCCTAAAACTGAAGGTGCTTTTGATGCTGATCTTCTTGCAGTAGAAGCTGATGCTTTGATGGCTTAATAGGAGGTAAATAAGTTATGGCATTTTTCGCTGAGTCTACATATGAAGAATCTTATCAAGATCTTGGTATTGTAGTAAATGATTATACAGACTTTGATATGCTTGCATTAGAAGCATGTGATATAGTTCAAGAAATGGACAATGCTATCATGCAAGGTATCGGTAAATACGAATTAGCACAAGTTCGTGAAGGTGCTGAAGTAGTATATACTGAAGGCATGATGGATTCAATTAAAGCTAAAATTGAAAAAATCTGGAACTTTATTAAGAACTGGGTTAAAACTGTATGGGATAAATTCGTTGCATGGTTGGAAAGTCATGTACGTGGCGATAAAGCATTCTTATCTAAGTATAAAAAGAAACTTGATGAAAATCTTGTATACTTAGATAAAGACTTCGATAAAACTTTCAAATATGCTAAGATTATTGAAGAAGGTACTGATACTGCATTTGCTGCATTGGAAAAGAAAGCTGATGAATTTAATAATGCAGCTAAATCAGGTGCATCATTAATAGCTAATGCTGATGATAAAACATCTGAATTAGCATCTAAAGAATTAGAAAAATTAGATGATATTATTGATGAAGTTAAAGATGAATTCAAAGATGCTGAATTTGAAGTTGATGTTAATGCATCTTGGGTTCGTTCTCATTTCAGCAAAATCTTAGATATGGTTAAAGAAGATACTTCTAAATATAAACGTGAAAAAGATAAAGATTTTAAAAAGATTGATCAAGCATCTAAAGAAGCTATTAAAGCCGCTTCTAGTGAGACCAAAGGAATGGATCAACCTGCAAAATCTAATCAAAATGCATATGTAAATTTCTTAAAATCTTCTGCAACTAAAGCATCTAACTTACATACTTGGAAGACTTCCTTTAAGATTAAATGCATTAAAGGTGCTAAATCTGATGCTCGTGCGTTATGCCGTGCAATCTTGACAGCAAAACCAAATCCTAAATATAATGAATCCGCTTTCGATCATAACGATTTCGAAGCATACTTCAATATCTAATTTAAGATTTAAAACTTTGAGGAGAGAGATTCAACATCTCTCTCCTCTTTATTTTTATAAACTGGAGGAATAATATTATGGCATTTTTCGCTGAGTCTACATATGAAGAATCTTATCAAGATCTTGGTATTGTAGTAAATGATTATACAGACTTTGATATGCTTGCTATG